ATGAAAGTATCTAGAGAAAAGTTATTAAAGCAGCAATTAGATTTAATTGTGAAAGACTCCACTTTAGATATTCAAGATGAAATAGAAAATAAGTTAGTTGATGCAGTTGATAGAGAAGTTGAAAGACAAGCACATATACTTGGTGAACATGTGAAAATTGACGACACTGAAGTAAAAGCGGTTGTTAACAGTAACTTCAAAGGTGTGAAATGGTCTACAAGATTATGGCAAGATATGGCTGTAGTTCATAAAGAAGTGGAAAGAACAACGAGTAATGTGTTGCTTAGAGGTAGACATCCTAATGAGTATATAAAGGATTTTAAGAAACAAACAAATACTACTACTTATAATGCAAGTAGATTGTTAGTTACTGAATCAGCACGTGTGCAGGCTGAATCACAGAAGTTAACTTATCTTAAAGAATTAGGTGAAGATGGCGAATATAAATACGTGGCTAAAATTGATAAAAAAACATCTAAAATATGTCACTCTTTAAACGGTAAAATATTTAAAGTTAAAGACATGATACCTGGCATAAATGCGCCCCCTATGCACCCTTGGTGCAGAAGTACTACAGTGCCACATGTGGGCAACTGGCGAGATAAATTCTTTAATGAGCGTAAAGGAAAGTATCAAACAGAGAATAAAGAATCAGAAAAAGAAAAAATACAAGAGAAAGCAAAAAAAGAAATGCTTGATATGATACGTAGTGGTAAAATAAAATTAGATATAAATCCTGAAAAACAAAATAGACATAATAAAGAACATGAGTTATTTAAGCAAAGTGTTGAAATGGCTAAAATAAATGGAGATAAATTACCAAGTTTTACAATTATTTCTAATGAGGAACTAAATAAATTAGTTAAAGTCAAAGCCACTACTGGGGAATTACTATTACTGAATGGGAAGTTTAATCGTAAGGAAATTATTGATTTTAAGTTACCAATTGGAAAATCTTTTATCAATAACAAATATATTGAGACAAGTAAAGGAAAAGTACATTATTCAAAAACTGGTACACATGTTATACCTTATATTAAAAAGTAGGTGATAATATTGCATATAAGAGATGTTTATGGGCATAAGGTAATGGTTGTTTTAACAAATCAAAAAGTTTTAATAGGTAAAGTTACCGACTATGAAAATCCGTTAGAAACTGATACGGGAAATTATAATATGGATTTAGAGACAGATTTAGGAATATATTCAATTGATGAATCGGAAATAAAAAGTATAAAATTAATATCTTAGTAGCATCCTTTCTGCATAGATAAAGAGAAAGTGGTGCTATTTTTATACACTTTTTTAACCTTCTACGGAAGGTTATTTTTTATGTCCAAAACGTGCTGATGACGTTATAAAAGCAAGTATGGAATACGCAGTCGACAGACTATAAACGGAGGTATATCTCATGGAAAACAACCAAAGTAATATTACTGAAGAAACAAAAAGCAATGAGAATTTAGAAACACCTAATGAACAAGCCCAACAAAAGGAGAAAACATTCTCCCAAGAAGAAGTATCTCAAATGATTAAGGATCGTTTAGCTAGAGAAAAAAGGAAATCTGATGAACGTATGAAAGATGCAATTCAGGAAGCTGAAAAACTAGCCAAGATGAATAAAGACCAAAAGAATCAATATGAGTTGGAAAAGCTGTTAAAAGAAAATGAAGAACTAAAAGCAGAAAAAGCTTTATCTCAAATGAAGAATGAAACGCGTACAATGCTTAATGAATTTGGTGTGCAAAATTTTGATGATCAAATTGTTAATATATTAGTCAATTCTGATGCTGAAACAACAAAGAAAAATGTTGAATCATTTACTAACTTAGTTAATCAAATGGTTAAATCAAATGTTGAAAAAGCATTAAGACAAGACTCACCAGTAAGCACTCAATTAAATAGAATGACAAAAGATGAGATTCTAGCAATTAAAGATGATACACAAAGGCAAGCTGCTATTGCAAAAAATATTAATTTATTTTCATAAACTAGGAGGTAAAAAGTATGGTAGTAGAAAATTCTTTAATTAAAACCGAATATTTAGGAACCGTAAAGTCAATTGATTTAGCAAATAAAATTGAAATTAGTTTAAGTAAATTATTTGAGGCATTATCAATTACGAATAAAATTCCTATGAGCGTAGGGCAACAAATTAAACAGTATAGTTTTGTAGTTTCAGAGAGAAGACCATTGCCAGGCGAAAAAGGGATAGGTGGAATTGCTGAGGGTGAAGAAATTCCTTTAACTGAAATTCGTCGCGTACCTCAAAATAATTTAGTTTTAGAGTTCAAGAAGTTCCGTAAATCAACAAGTGCTGAATCGATACAAGCACATGGTTTTGATTTAGCAATTAATAAAACGGATAATGAACTATTAAAATATGTACAACGGACATTTAAAGAAGATTTCTTTGAATCTTTAAAAGCTGCATTAGAAACAAATTTACCTAGTTCTAAAAATCGTAAAAGCCAGTATAGCGGTAAAACATTGCAAGGAGCTTTAGCTAAAGGTAGAGCAGTATTATCAACTGTTATGGATACTGATATCACACCCATAGCATTTGTAAATCCGAATGACACAGCGGAACATATTGCTAATGGTTTAATAACTTCTAATGGTGCTCAATTTGGTATGGGACTATTAACAAATTTTGTAGGTATTAGAGTAGTTGAATTTTCTGATGTTCCAGAAGGTGAAGTGTGGATGACGGTTGCAGAAAATTTAAATGTTGCATATGCAAATCCAAATGGAGAATTATCAAAAGCATTTAATTTAATTACTGATCAAACTGGATTAGTAGGAGTAATGCATAACGTTCAACCGACTAGATTAACTTCAGATACTATTATCATGTCAGCAACAAAAATGTTTCCTGAGAATGTAGATGCGGTTATTAAAGTATCAATTAGACCAAGTTCTAATACTGAATCATCACATCTATAATTAGGTGACTAGATGAATTTTTTAGAGAATGTTAAAAAACGTATCCTTATAACTGATGATAAACAAGATGATCAATTACAAGTCATTATTGATAATGTAAAAAAAGAACTATTAGCTATGCTTTCGACTATTGAGGATAATGTTCCTGAAGAAATAGAATTTATCATTGTTGAGGTTGCTACTAAACGTTACAACCGTATAGGTGCAGAAGGTATGACCTCAGAAACTCAAGATGGGCGTTCAAGTAGTTATGAAAAAGGGGATTTTGAAGAATATAATAAAATACTAGATAATTTATATTATAAGGATGAAAAGAAAGGTTACGTGAACTTTTACTAATGAGTTACAAAGAAAGAGTTACTTTATACTATTATTTTGAGTCCCGTTATAATCCAATTACTAAACGTAAGGAAACAGAAAAAAATGAGTTAGAAACTTTACCATGCAACCGTAATACTTTAACAGCAGAAAAAGTAAGAATTGAATTCGGTGAAGTTACTAAAGATATCAATGTGATTAGATTACCTAAAGTTTTAGACTATGAGCCAACCCATGCATCAATGTACGGCAAAGAATATAAAGTTATTAAAACTAAAACTTATCAACACTCTACTTCCTTATATGTAAAAGAGGTAGTATAACAATGAAAGTAGAAGGCGTTAATAATTTATTGACTAAGTTAAAAGTGATGCATGATGATATCGATGAAGACGTTGACTTTATATTAAAGAATAATGCTAATGAAGGTGTAGAATTAGCTATTAAAAATGCTCAACAAGTATTTATTAAAGGTTATTGGACTGGTAATTTAGCTAGAATGATTAAAGCTAAAAAAATTGCGCCTATGCACTATGAAGTAATTTCGAATGCACACTATAGTGGATATTTGGAATATGGCACACGATATATGAATAAAGAGCCTTTTATCTTTCTGACTTATTTATCATTAAAAAAACAAGTAAATGAAGATTTAGAAAGATTAATAAATGGATAGGAGTAAATTATGACAGCTGAATATACATCAACACAATTACTTTTTGATAAAATTTTCTCTTTATTACAAGGATTAGGTATTGAAGTTATAGATGTTAAAGATATAGCTAATGATATACCTTATCCTTTTTTTGTAATAAAAAATTAAGAAAAACAGTTGAATTATATCACATATGTAATTTGATATAGGTATCAAGAAAGAAAGGAGAAGGAAATGAAAAGAAGTGAAAAAAAGAACGAATTGAAAAAAAAAGTATCGATTAGCTATAGCAGGCTTAATAATTCAAATACTTAATTTTATCAAATCGTTCATTTAATGGTAATAGTAAAGGGTTAAAACCCTTTACCTCATTATATATGGAGGTGAGGTCTATGACAAGAGAATTGAGAAAGAAGTTAACATTTTATATAAATATATTATCTTTAATTTTGTTTATCGTAAATATAATAAGAATAAAATAATAGAATATTTCTTTTCATATCCTATTTAAATTATGAATCAATTTAATCATATATATACAGTTATAGAAAAATTGCTAAACAATAATGAAATATCGAATTATAAAATTAAAAAAGATACTGGCATTTCCTATGGGGGCATAAGTGAGTTAAGAAATGGTAAAAGAAAAGTCAAAAATTTAACTCTAGAAACTGCAGAAAAACTTTACAATTATCAAGTAGTATTAGAACAAAGTGATAAAAAATAAAACAAGGCTCTATCTTTTTGCTACATAAGGGATAGAGCCTTTTTAGTTGCCCAGTGTAAATAATTTATTATATTGGGCAACTACAATTAATTTACGATACATTAATAAAGTGTAAAAACATTGATATAAAGCGATTTAACAATTTAATAAACCTTATTATACCCAATTTGTTAAAATTATTTGTATTCCTTTAGATGAGAAAGCGTGGCATGTAATCTATGATACACCAACGGATAACTATTATTTAGGTGATGATGCAAATGATGCAGCATTCGGTGGCGAGTTGTGTTATTTCCCTGATGATAGAGAACGTTCATTAAAAGCACTTGATAATTTTGCTAGGGTGTATACAGTACTGTGTCCTTTATGGAATATCGATCACTATAATAAAGCACCAGGTCATCAAGATATTCAAGATGATAAACGTGATCCAGGTAACACACTTGAAGCGTGTGGTTATGGTCGTAATGAAATTGATATTATTGATAATTTAGTACAACGCTATATTTATGGCGAAGATGTTGATACAGAAACAATTGTGAATCAACCTGAAGAACATGACGAAATTATTGAAAAGAAACCAGTTAGATGGACACGTGTAAAAGTATGGTCAGAAAATGCTTATTATAGAGGTAAGATTAAATATGATGCATCAATGCGTGAACGTGCAGGTAGTAGTTTTGATAACTATAGTTTTGCGAGAGAAAGAGATGTACTTGAAGCAGATTCTTTAGTATACATTTATGAAGAAATACTAGATCCTCAAGGAAATATTTGGTGTAGAACATATTCGCCTAACAATAATGGGTGGGTGCATAAGCATACTATTGAAATAGAAGAAGAAAATAAATAATTAAAAGGGTAGCAATTTTTTGGTTACCCCTTTTTTATGTTTAATAATTTATAAATGTGGAATAAAAATAATAAATTATTAGGAGGGTTCATTGTGGATAATGAAATTAATAAAATACTTGAAATTTGTGAAAAAGAAGGTGAATATCAAGGTGATGTAAATAGTGTGGAATTAAAGAGAATTAAAGAGCTTGAAAAGAAGGTAGAATTAATTTAATTTCAAACAATAGTGAATTAGGTCACTCAGGAAAATTTGTTCATGTAATGCTAAAAAATAACTCAAATTATTAAATTCGACTGTAATAAAAATATGGCTCAAACATTAATGTTACTAATAGAAAATGGAGATAAATTAATCATGGGAGTTGTAGTACAAATAGCAACGATAATTTCATTAATATTTACTGGCTATCAGGTTTACATGGTCAGAAAAGAAAATAAAGAAAATAAATTAAAAGAAAGTACAAAAAACAATAGAAAGTCTGATATTTTAAACAATAATTTAAATAATAATATTAAGTACTTAGAAGAATCTTATTTAAAATTTAATCATAACTACAATATTTATGTTAATTCGATAAATAACGATAATATTGAAAGTAAGTTGGATACTATTTCTTATTATATATTATCTTATGTAAACAGTTCATTTATAAATCGATTAGAAAAAACGAAACAATCTTTAGATAACTATTATCAAGATAGCATTTCAAATGCGCATATAGATTATAATACTTATACAGACATTAAAAATAGTTTAGAAGAAATTATAAAAAATTTATCGAACGCAAAGTTAGTGCTAGATAGTTATATTCCTTCTTATGATGAAAAATTAATTTTTGAAACAAAAGAAGCAGTAATAAATAAAGTGGATACTAAAAATTTATGTTTGATTGATGATAATTTTAACGGATCAGGCAATACTTTTGTAGTTAATCCATTGATGTATTATAAAAAAATCTTATATGAATATCGTTACTTTTTTCATAATGAAAATGATATTCCAATTTTACTTATTGAAGCAGATAGTGAATTAGGGAAAGAAAGTCGTTTTACTAAAGTTTTTAATTTTAAAGAAATACATACTAATTTAAGTACCCTAATTGAAAAACTCAAAAATACTTTATCAGATAGTTAACATTAAAAAATGGTAGAAACTTGTTTGAAGTTTAGGTCAATACACGGACAAAAAACAACCCAAATACTTGATATATAGCGATTGGGTTGTCCCGAACAGGGTTCCTTACCTCTCATTATAATAGGAGGGGATAAAATGAAAAGAGAAATTAAACAAAAAATTTCTTTTATGTTAACTATTGGTATTTTAATACTGACTATTTTATTAATTATTTTTTAAGAGTAAAATTCGCCTCATTTTAAAAATATGAATTATTATAATGAAATGTTTACAGCTATTTGTGATTTAATAAAAAATGAAAATATATCTAGCTATCAAAATAAATAAAAAGACAGGAATAAGCTACGGTAATATTAATGCAATACGTCGTGGAGAAAGAGATATAAAAAATTTAACTCTAAAGAATGCCGAAAAACTTTATAATTATCAAAAAGAATTAGAACAAAGTGATGAAAAATAAAACAAGGCTCTATCTTTTGCTACATAAGGGATAGAGCCTTGTTAGTTGCCCTGTGTAAATAATTTATTATATTGGGCAACTACAATTAATTCACGATACATTAATAAAATGTAAAAACATTGATATAAAGCTATTTAACAATATAATAAACCTTATTATACCCAATTTGCTAAAATAGAACTCAAGTATCCGAATGGGAAAGAGAACAGTATATTAAGCAATACTAAGCGTTAAACAATTTCAGGGGAAACCTAATAGGGGTAAGGAGTTAAGGCATTTTGCCTTAGCTTCTTTTTTATATAGTTTAGATGGACAATACTATTAAATTACATTATAGAATTTTTACTTGTCTGATATTCAAAAATATTTTAATAATATAAAATAATGAAGAGTTATAATTTGTGATATTTTAAAGCCTAAATTAATAAAAAGCTTTCAAAACCAAAAACAAAAACCATCTACAGTCAAAGGAAAATTGATGTGGAGCCTGTTTTTGGATTTATGAAGGCTATTTTGGGTTTCACTCGAATGTCCGTTCGAGGGATAAATAAAGCCAAAAGAGAACTAGGATTTGTG